AGCGTGTTCAGATTCAGATTGGCACCGAACTGTGCATTGTTCGAATCGAGGTTCGCAAAGCCCAGGTTGTTGTTCCTAATACCCAAGTCGTAGCTGTTATCAAGCGATTGCTTTTGAAGCGCGTTTTGCTGTGCGTTCTGCCATCCGGTCCCGTACAAGTTAGCCAGAGAGTTGCCAAGCGTCTGATTCATATCGCGCAGACCGTTAGCCTCTACGACACCTTGACGCGATCCACCAAAGCCACCTGCAGCCATCGCACCGCTACGAATGGACGGCTCTAGGTTGCGGCTCCAGTTTGTATTCATCTGGTTGGTGATGGACTGCGCCATCTGATCCAGATATGGATTTAGACCACCGCTAGTCGAAGACGAAGACGAAGACGAACCGTATGACCCGCCATACCCTGAAGACCCGCTAGACGATGGATCGTATTTTGTGAGTGCAGACGAGCCGTTTTGAGCGAACTTTGGAGCGCCATTTAGCGCTACGATACGCCCATCGTTGTCGTATCCATAGTTGGAACTGCCATTAATCATGGCGTTCGTTTTGAGATCGTCTAGTGTGTCGCCGCGCCCATACACAAGCGCACGCGCCAACTCCTCTTGGCTCATGCCATAGTTAGAGGCTTGTTTCAATATCTCGTTGTCCGAGGGGTTCGTGGCGAAGAAGTCCCTCATGTCTTTTATTTTGATGCCTACTCCAAGCCCCCCGTTTGTCTGAAACACATCATCGGGACGAGAGTTCGCAGCACCTGAAGCGACTAGATTCTGTGCAAAGTTGTATCCAGTAGGTAATTGGCTCATGTTCTATCCCAGCTTGTTCCAAGTTCCAGCGTAGTAGCAATAAACACCGGCACCTGTGCCGGGGTTCCACGTAACACCGTCAGCCTTGACGATGGTCCCATTTCCATATTTGGCAGGTGCCGCATAGAGCGTTTCCAGTGATAACGATGCGTCTTGTGTTTCCATCGCCTGCGCGATCTTTCGTTGTTCAGCAGCTATGTATGCAGCCAGTGCCTGAATGCTGGTTGTCGGCGGGTTCCCAGGTGTGTATCGGGCCATTAGTAAGCCCCCCGCTTGGTGTACTCAATATCAAACGACTTCATACGCCAGGACGCATAACCTGCATTCGAGAACCGAGCGGCCAGGTATCGGCCTGTTGCAAACGAATCAACTTTGATTGATTGGCCTAGCGTGAAAGTCTGCGGGGTGCTCCACACTGGTGCAGCGTCAGGGTACATCGACGCTCCGACTTCAATCGTGATTTGTGATCCATACGCTCCGTCAATCTTTGGGCGAATCGCCGTAATCGTCTTGACGCTGTACGGGTCGCCCAAATGCATACCGGTTCGTGTTGCATTGGCGGATATCACACTGCCGAAATCACTGGTCCCAGTGTCAACCAGAGAAATAATCGGCGTTGAATGGCACATCAACAACCGTGCCTCTGCAGGGCTGTATTCGTTTTCGTTCCAAGATGTAGCGTCTTTCTCCCATGCGTTAGGATCACTAGACCATGTTGCGCCAGCGGCTGTAACGTTGACCTGCCCGAAAGCGCCATACGTCACGTTCTGTAGCTCACGTACTGCCCAGGTCTTGTCTACCCAATTCCACACGCAAGCCAGGTTGCATGAGGTCGCGTCGCCGAATGGGAAGCAGACCCATACTTCATTCTTCTGCGGGTTGGCAGTGACGAATGCACGCTTGTAGTAGCTGCTATTGATGTTGCTAAAGATGTACTTACGAACCAGACCGTTAGCAATCGAGTTCACACCGTCGCCAGTGTTCAGGACCACATCGCCAGCGGACAACACAACATGCCCTAGCGGCGTTTGCACACCACATCCACGCGCCAACATGCCATATTCGCCCGGCAGGCGTTGGAATCGGAAGATGTACGGAGCGCCGACATACGTCATGGCGTACATGCTTCGCTCTTTGTAGATGACATTAACGTCACCTAGAGGCAGGCAATCTACTAGGATATCTGGTGTCTCTGCCAGGTCTTGTTCGCCTGCATCTTTGGCCGGGTTTGTTGCGTCCCAATCTCCAGCACCAGACACAGATCCAGGGTTAAGAGTGGTACACCACTTGACCATATGCGGGTACTTCGTTCCGCTCTTGGATATGCCAAGGGCCACGATGAAGTTCTTAAACGGCCGCATGGCAGTTGCGCGCCAGTTTGCGTCCCACCCGCCCAATGTGGATAGCGTGCCTGTACCAGCCCACGACATAGGCTGATCAACGCCGTTGTTCAAGATCAATACGCCGTTTACCGAACCACCAGACCAGCGGTCATCAACCGCACCAGTTGGAGCAGTGCCGGTGATGTTGGTCCTTGTGGTGCCATCGTCAACATATACAGCAGTAAGCCCAGCATGGACCCAATACCGAGCCGTAGTGGTCGCGTATGGAGTGAGAAAGTACGGGGTTACGGATGGCGTGTCAAATGCTTGCGTTGTGCCTTTGAATCGCTCGGCATAGCCGTTATTAAAACGCACGTTTAGAGACGACGACCATACACCGCTGCCTAGTTCCTCTGGCGACAGATCAGCCGCGATGCCAGCACCGCAGTTATCTACTGTCACCAACATTTATACGGCTCCATCTTGTGCCGGTGGCGCACTGTAGTACTTTGTTTCGCTCGATCCGTTCTGGTAGATGATGCGGATCAAGTCGCCATCAACAGGATCAGCGCCAGGGTTGGTTAGGTTGATTACTTGCATATCACAGATCCAGTCGGTATGTTGCGCCGCATTGCTTATCGGTCGCCGTGCCAGATAGCGAACTCGCTTTCATTTCGATAACGCACGACGATTCAAACCGCAACGCAGGCCAGCCCATGCTTAAAATGGCTTCAGGCGTTGGAACGCTTGCGATGGCGACCAAGGGAAGTCCACCTGTTGAAGCGCCGGAAAATCCAGGGTCTGCCGGGGCATTCGCCCCAACGGAGTCGCCCGCTACCGCCGCCGTTGCTGTCGCTGATATTGAGTACCCGGCAACAAGCGGCCCAAGCACCATGCGGGCGGCTGCCGCTTGGTTTGCAGAGGGCGCAATCGTGTAAACGGTGCCGTCAATCGTCAGCCTAAACGTTGGGATAAATCCAGCCGTATGCGTGGGCGATACGAGGTTCATTAAAAACCCAGAACCCGTCAGATTGGCGACCGTCACGTACGTGTCCGCAACGGAGATCGACGCAACTGCGCCGCGCAACGCAAGTGCTGTATAAAACGCCGCAGTGTTCGCGCTTTGAGATGTTGTAGCCGACGTTTTTAGCAGCAAATTACCGCCGTTGGTCGCTACAAGCGGCATATGCTTGGGGTTTGTGATCCAGCGACTAGACCTTGATGCAGTTGCGCTGCTGTAGTCAAACGCGCCCATTAGTAGGCTCCACCATCGAGGAATACGTTCACATCCTGCGTGACGCTGATACTGACGTATAGCTGTTGCGAAGGAGTGAGGTTCTTGCTTGTGTACGTCTTTGACACAGCGATGCTGTCAAGAGTTGTAGAGCCAGTTACTGCGCTAATGTCGATCTGGTCCCACAAATAAGACGTAGTCCCGTCATACAGCCATACAAACACGATGCCAGCCGAGCTAGTGCCTTTTGATACAACCTGAATGCTGTCAACACGCAGTCCATTAGTCTGCAAATCAGTCAGCTTCGTCAGCCCAGTAGTCCCCGTGATATTGGCTCTGCTAGTGACTGCGGTTGGGCTTGTGAGTGTCGCTACGAATAGCTTTGGCGTTTGTGCGAAGACTGGCGTATTAGTCATTTACAGACCTCCGAAATTGACTTTTAAATAGATGTTTTGTCCTGCCGATACAACATCTCCCCACGATGCTGCAGATCCGTTAGTAGTCAGAAATCTGCCTGTGTTGCCGGACTGGGCAGGCAGCACCGCAGTGATGCCGCTAGAAGCCAGAATTGCGGCCTGCACTTGAGAAGTAGTAGCAAGCAGATAGTCGCTATTGCTTGTCGCTGAATAGCTCACTCCAGTAACATTTGGAAGGGTTAGCTTTAGCGTGTACTTGATTAGACGGATATGGTCGTCGCCTTCGCTTTTCGCATCGCTAGCGGTTGGTAGCTTTGGGTCTAGCTGGCTGATGTTGGTTGCTGCTTCGACGCTCATTTGGCCCTCACGCGCATAGTTGAGCCGCTGTACCAATCAACAGCGTTGACGTTGGTTACGGCTTCTTCGTACATCTTTTGGGCAACTGCTTGCCGTTCAAAATCCATCGCGTAATTGCATGCTTGGATCATTGTTCCGAACAGATAAATACTTGGCCAGTTAGCCAAGACCCAATTGGATGGATTGGTGCTTGATAGAGCAGGCACGCGCTGCTTGTAAGTAAGTTCTATTGAATAAGCGCTATCTGGGATAGGTGCTAACTCAATGTTTCCGCCAATGACGGTGAACTCAACAGGACGCGATTGCAAATTGCGGTCATAGTCAACGCCGATCTGGTCGGGACTGACATACTTCAAAACAGTGTTGTAGCTATCTACAACTTGCAAGCGGCGCATTTCAACCATGTCGCCAGGTAGTGCAATCGTGCGGACACTGGGAACCGTTGTTAATGTTGTTTTGGCGTCCATAGAGAGCGATGTAATGTCTGCGCTCATGTTTTCTTCTGCCATTGCCACAAACGTTGGCATTAGTGACAGCAGATCAGTCCTATGCATCCAATCAGCGACTTTTGTGCATAAATCGCTGTATGTCGGTATCGCATTCGACTGCGGAAGTTGTGAAATAACAATGGTCATATTGCGTACCGGTTGTTGTCAAATCAAGCAGGCCAAACCATTGCGGGAAGCAATGCAAGTGCCTCCTCTTTGGTTGCTGGCATCTGGCGTGTACCGGCCTGCGCTTCGGTCGTGGGTAGTCATGGTGGTGGTCACCTTGTAACGGACGCCGCTCGCCCCGTTGTTTCCATCATGTCGCTGACCTCGATGTTTCAACCCACCAGGTGCCGTCGTACACCAATGACAGGGTTGACCATGCTGCCGTTGTCATTGCGCCGACCAACTTCTTGTTCCCTGCATCCGTTACGGTCAGGACGCCATCAAAGATCAAGATCACGTTTCGTCCAGGGGTGGTAACCTGGATGTTGTCAATCGTTGTCGTCCCGCTGATGTGGAACACTGAACCAGAATTAGGTAAAGTCACAGTGCTGGCGCTGGCAACTGTCGTGCTGTCTTGTAGCAGGCAGTCGCTCACGTAAACAGTTTCCGCACCAATGAGCGACTTCGTAACGTTACCGGTCAAGTCAACACCCACTACCCGCACGTTGGTGTGCGAACCTCCGAACTGGATGCCGTACGACTGAGTTCCGGTACCAGTGCCGTTGTATAAGCGCCCACTCAGACCACCGCTGATCTCCAGGTCTTGTACGCCGGAAGATACGTTGTACCCTGGTTGTGTTCCAGACGAATCTCGTCCGTTTCCGAAGACGTGGCAACCCTCAAACTTTACCAAGCGGGATGCAATGCTTTGCAGGACGACACCACCAATTCCGAACTCCGATACCGTGCAATTGCTAAACAACAAGTGTTGGACCGTACAAGCCGGAGCAACAACGATCCCGTAATCACAATACGCTGGTGCGCCACCTGACTTGAAATTGCAGTTATCAAACTTGATGTCGCGGAAATCGGTACTGAGCGAGCCTTCAATCAACAAGGAATACAGCGCCCCCTCATCGAACATCACCGTGTCGAAGTAAACCAGGTTCAGTATTTCCGTAGTGCCGCCAGAAATATGGAGATTCACCGACGATGCGTTGCCAACATGCCCATTGTTGAACCAAATACCATCGGCGCTCAGGATATTGATGCCGAACTCGGTGAACTGTGTCGTCGTGGTCCCGCGCAGATTGAAGTTGGATACAAAAATATCACCGCTGCTCTGGTGGGCATACGATCCACCAGCGTTTCCGAACTCCATGTACCTGCGACCCGTTGCGCTTCCCGTGTACAAGTTATCAAATACAAGATAGATATCGCTGACGGTGCAAGCGGTCGAGCCGTTCAACTGCATTCCGACAAACCCGTTGTAAAAATAGATGTCGCTGATGTTTGAGCGGGTCACACCAACGAAATTGATGTGCGCACCGCTGGTTGTCAGCCCTGTGCTTTTAATCGTCATCGACTTGATGCTGCAATCAGTCAACGCAGCACCCGTGCCAGAATTCCCATGGAAGTCGAATGTGTGCCCGTAGTCCCCAGACCGGGTAATGATCACACCTCCTTTCGATTGCCCCTCGATTTCCACATTATTGGAGGTGATCGTTAAGGTGCTTGACACCAGATAAGTGCCGTTGGGTAGGTACACAGTGCCACCGGAAACACTCGCCGCTGTGATCGCGGCTTGAATTGCGGCGGTGTCATTGGCCGCGCCGTCACCGGTAGCGCCAAAGTCCTTGACGTTGAAAACTCCGCTGTTTTCGCTCTTCGCAATGACTACCCAGTTTGTACCGTCTGATTGCAATACTGCGTACCCGCCATCGGTTGAACTAAGTATCTGGGTAGATGCGGACCCACCAGTAATCGGGACAACATTTGCAGATGCGGAAGTAACCGCCCCCATAAACTGCGTAACGAGGTGTAGCCTACGCGCAGTGAATGAGGCCGCGCTTGGAAGGGTGTAAACAGCCGCTACTGTCTTTTGAACAATCGTGTGATCAGTTGCTAAAACAGTGTAAGTGGTGCCTGAGTTATTGACAATATTTGTGCCAAAGCTGGTTGTCATCAGGTCGGTGAACTTGCCCGTGTTGGGCTCAGCGCCACCAATTGCAGGAGGCGAAGCCATGTAGTTCACGAACCCGGTTCCACTTACAGAAGAAGAAGCGGATAGAGTTGTGAATCTTCCAGAGCTAGGCGTAGATGCACCAATAGGAGAATTATCTACAGACCCGCCAACAACAACAGTTGCACTCGCGTTCGTAGGATCGTCAAGCAGAATATCTGAGATGGTTGTTACCGGATAGCCACCGACAGAGATAGACAGCGTGTAGCGGCCATCTGCAGCGTAGAACTCGAAATAACCTGCTGAGCTAGATGTCAGCGGGTTGGCAAGCGTGGTAGCCCCCGCAGCGTCAGCAAACAGGCTTGCAAGCGTGGTAGTGCCGAAGTTATAGACAGAGATAGAAGCAGCAACAACCGGCGCACCGCTGGTATCTATAAGCGAATCGAAATACTTTTTCACACTTGGCCTTTCCAGACGCGGAATGCGCTATTCGCCGGGTTGTTCAGCAGTCGTTTCTTGTGGTCTTGACTGTTCATAAAGTCCTGAAACGTGACGTTGTTTTCGTTGCAGTACTTTTCGACAATGACGAACGGAATAGACGCAGCCAATCAGCAACCGCCTGTTGCAAGTCTGAATAGGTGGAGATAGCCATCAGACACGACCCGGCCAGATTCGGAAATCACGCAACATCGGGTCATTGAGCATTGCCCGGATGTGCTTTTTGTCGTTGCACCACTCTTGAAACGTGATGTTGTGCTGGTTGCAATAGGCATCAATCGCGGCT